GTAAATATGTCATGGCTGCGGTGGAGCAGCGGATCACCTCAGCGAGATCAGCACTACGACGCATTTTCAACCACAAACTGTTCACCCAAACGCAAAGATGTTATGAATACTACAAATTTTCACAGTGGCAGCATTCGGAGAATGAGAAGCGCGGATATCTATACACCGTCCCAGTTGTGCGAGAAAACGGATGGCAGGAGATACCGAGATGCGTTGGCGCACGCCCTCGAGATGCCCTCGACGTCTATTACCGTTCCATACAACCGATCAGTCGGATACAGCCAGAGGAAGAGTTTCTGCGTAACTACGCGTTAGACGACGGGATGGAGTCTGACCTATACCGCTTCATGCAGCACCGAGCGCGTGAGGAAATGGCGGTTTATGGTGACATGGCGTTGCGCCACTGGTATGCGTTGGTGCAACAACTCGCGGATGATTTTGGGATCGTTCCGCTAGGATTGTCGTGCATGGAGAGGTTTATTGACGAAAACGGAGACCCGTTCCACCAGAGTACGCGAGACCTCTCGAAAATCTCAGACGAGGTGAGGTCTAGTTCAGTCGTCCTGCTCTTTGAGATGTCGATATGTGAGGCGCTGCTGGAGTACAATGTCACGTTGCGCTCCCGAGAGTCGAATATCACACCCACAGTGCGTGTCGGCCGACTTGAAATCGATCGGATCGAAATCATTCGCGAGTTGTACACACTTATGTTGCCACACCCCAAGAAGATTTGCAACATGCTGCGGGCGAGCTACTCCTGGTTCGTAAAGAATTGGGGGATTGCTGCCTCCGAAGTTACGTTGCTAGAATCGACGGCTGGGGACGACAGGAACTCAAAGGATGTCACATATCAAAGATGGCGGAGGATCCGAAACCCTTACCGTGATATCATACTTGGGACCAGGTTCCATCGCGAATCACTCGCCGCGAACCTCAAGAAAGTTGACGAGGCGGTCGAGTACGCTCGTAGCTTAGCAAACACCCCGGTTTCTCTGTCTCTATTTCGGACCCTGATGCATGATACCTATACCCAGGAGTTCGACCCGCAGAACCAGGGCCACGTGCAACTGGCCAGCCTGCTTCTGGCGGTGCAGACGATGGCTGGCTATGGACGGGCGTGGGTGGTCAATGCGAGCGATGATCCCGAGAGGATGCTACAGCCGACGAAAGACAACTTCGTTGAACGCGTGTCGAGAGAGACAGAACGTTTTTTCGTTAACGCCTATGAGGAGGCGAGAGTCCACGGCTTCGATATCATTCCCCCGGAGGACATGTACACCTCACTGCTGCGCTTGGCCAAGAACACGTCTTCCGGCTTCTCGACGGAAGTTGAAGTTAGGAAATCGTATGGACCTAAAGCGGCACGTCGGGAGGAGCTAGTGCGAGTACGGTCACGGCAGAAGGCTCTATACTTGTTGCGAGAGGGACATAACATCTACTCCCCACACATGATGCAAATGCGGTACGACTCGCCCGAGTGTTTCCAGACACGCGGTACACGCGATGTCCCGATCAAGGCGACTAGAACTATTTACGCGATCAACGTCAACGTGCTCGCTCCACAACATATACTAACGCTTCCCTTGAATGAATACTTCGCGCGCGCGGGCGGACCAACACACCCTTCGGTTGCGTCAATCGGTGGTAAGGTCATCATCGGCGACCTGGAAGCGACGGGTTCTCGGGTGATGGATGCCGCAGATACATTCAGGAACACCGCGGATTCTGCGATCTGGACGCTCGCCCTCGACTACTCAAATTACGACACGCACATGACACAGCACAACTTCCGGCGTGGAATGATCGCGGGCATTCGAAGCGCTATCGCGCGACACCACGCATTACGGTATGGACAGTGGGACGTCTTCCAATTGCTCGAGGCGGGCTATGGTGAGGGGCGCGTAGCGAACACTCTATGGAATGGGAAGCGACGGGTCCTTCGGATGGACGCGACGGCTTACGAGGCATTGCCTGAGGCGGAGCGGACGGTCCCCCCAGACGCACCATTCCGCTTCCGGCCCCCCGGGACTCACCCAATTCGTACACTTTCGCTTGCCGCACCCGCAACCGGTAACAACGTCGTTCTCGTTGTGCCGTGGGATGGGTCAGACTTAGCGCGCGTTTCTACGCACCTTTCAGGGGAGAACTCAACATTAGTGGCGAATTCGTTGCATAACATGGCTATGGGTCGCGTCATCCAGGACGAGGTTCAGGCGAGGGCTCCCGGGGTTTTTGAGGTCCTTTCCGAGATGTACGTGGGCGACGACACGCTTCACTATATTCGCATGCTTACGCTAAGGCCCGAGCACGTCGACCGCGCGATCGATGTCATTTTCAAGACAATCGAGCTATGTGGACACGAGGCTTCGGCGTCCAAGACAACGTTCGCGCCCTTTTCCGCGGAAAAGACCCAGACGCACGCGAAGCAAGGCATTTACATTCCGCAGGACAGAATGATGATTATCTCCTCGGAGCGCCGAAAGGAGATCGAAAATGTGGCAGGGTACATGCGAGCGCAGGTCACCACCTTCGTCACGAAGGTCAGCCGCGGCTTCAGCGAGGATCTCGCGCATCGCATTCTGCTCTTCAAATCCGCTCTCGTCGGGTATCGACGCATGAAAGCCACCATCAGGGAGGGAAGCGTCTACCGTCGCCGCAACTTCCACTCCCATGAAGACGGGTACACGTTATGCCGTGTGTACGACCCCACAATTCTTTACGCACCCATTGATTCGGGCGGGTATGGCGTACACCCCTTCGCCCTAAACGTCGTCCAGACACGGGAACTCCACCTCGACTCTCAGCAGCTGTTCCCTGTGTACCGGGACCTCGTCGCGCGCCGGGTTATAATGGACGCATTCCCACCCTCCTGGAACGAAAGCGATGTGGACACGCGACTCATATCGACAAAGACGCCAATGGGGCTGTTCTCTAAGATCGTCCGCCAAACGCCTCGCCTCGCCCTAACGGACCCCGAGCTCATGGCCCTAGTCGACCAGCTTCCCCTAGGAGAGCACTCCCCGACTCGTCTGTCGTCGACCATGATGCGGGGCGCCCTGCTGAAAGAGCCCAGAGCACGAACGCTTCTCTCTCCGGCGTACGAGGAACAGTTTTCCAAAACGCTGAGCTCGTGGAGGGAGCCTGTTGAGTTCTCGCCGATCGGGCAACACGAAGTGACGTCTGCGTATGCTAAGGTCCTAGATCTGCGAGTCGAGAAACGTGAAGCCCCAATCCCGTTTTTTCCAGACCAGAACCTGTCCCCTGGCTTCTTGGCGCAAAAGATGTACGTCGGCCACCGAACGACGACGCGACCACTGCGATCTTACGTCGATCAAATTGACCGAATCCTACGCGGCGACACGGTAATGAGGGGTATCCTTACGTCAAGTGCGATCATGAGCCTACTCGAAAAGATTGGCTTCGATCACGATCCGACCGATCTCGCTACAGTCTTTGAGCTGCTGAATCTTGAACCGCGAGTTGCACGACGCCTAGCGGAGTTCGTCACGAGTGACAGACTACGCTTTGATGTGCATCTGTTAAACCGGCGGGGAATCGGGGGTGACGAGTTTTCGATGTCTCTCGACGTTTGTACCGAGGGTTCGCGCGACGAGCGGATCGACTGTCCACCCGAGTTCACGCCTGTCGAGAGAGACGCCGTCTCACTCCATGGAGAACAAATCCAGATGCTTTACGCCTCCCACTTCGGCAGCTCGTGTCGAGTAGTCTTTCAGGTACGACCCGAGCATCGATCGGCCCTAAGACGCATCCGTGTTAAAATGCGTGCGCCTCGCCAGCGTATCGTCCGAAGTGCGAGTCGCGCAGTGCGATCTGCGTCGCAGGCGCTCGCTGAGGGACAGTTCCTGTAAGGGGACGTTCCGCCTGACATAATCCTAC